GCGTATGTCTGGATTCACGACGAACCCATTCTTTTTCATCCATCCTGTTCCCATTAGCACAGGGTAGTTCATGTGACCACGATCTGCTAGAGAGAACCTAACGGGATATTCTTTTTTACGAAATGTCATAGGAATGGTAACAACAGGTCGCCTTTCCTTGTCTGTACCAACTGCACCTTGCACAGTCTCAAACTCGTCAACAGGAAATGTTAATGTCTTACCTGTATCGCCGACTTTGAAAATGGCACGATTGTTCTTTGTTACCTTGAGACCTCTGGCATCAAGTGTCGATGAGCCAGCATTACCTGTATCCATCTTTGCCAACATCTCTCCCCATTCAAACTTCACAGGTTCGATGACACCGATCTCAGTTTTCTTTCGAGACCAGTTTTTATCATCCTGGAAAAAGGAGTGCATAGATTTCACGACGTCTTTGCCATCAATATCTTTTTTCTCGTTGATGGAATAGTATTTTCCAGAGACGCCAGGAGATCCATTCACTTCAATAACTGTCAGACCAAAGTCACCGACTCCAATATCGACACCACAGAATCTCATGTTCATCGCATGCGCAGCAAGTTCAGCAATCCTTATCATTTCGGGTGTTGGCCGAAAAGGTTCGTAGTCTGATCCAAGTTTTATATTTGTACGGAAGTCCTTGTCTGCTTTGAATCTTCTCATCGCAAAAATAGACTCGCCCATCAGAACTCCGATACGAATATCATATTTGATGGGAAGGTACTGCTGTAGTAGTATTTCTTTTTTGTCAACATCGAAGGCATCAACTACTGATCGTAGAGAGTCCATCGACTCAATCTTCATTACACCTTTACCCTGTGATCCTGTAACAGTTTTCAAAATCATTGGAAACTTACCACCGACTGTCTTGACAGCATCATCAAGAACAGAGGGATGGACTATCGATGTAATCGGAGTTACAAGTTTAGCATCAGTAAGAATGCGAGAAGTCGTGAGTTTGTTTCTCGCATTCTTCATAGTGCCGATCTCATTGAGCATGCACACACCTATGGTCTCAAGAGATTCGACAATACCTAATCGAGACTCATCGGATAAAACAGAACCGAGTGGTATAGCAAAAGTTTCATTGACATTTATTTGAAGACTGTCGAGTTTACCATTGTAGTTGTTAATGGTTATCTTGCCTGACCTAATCTTCTTAGTATCGAGATAGCATTCATCAACAAAGACGATATGAGTATTGTCCATATCTCCCCAAAACTCCTGGGGATTGCTATCTGTTGGGTTAGAGATAGTAAGAACAAGGAAGGTCGGTTTCTTGACCTCTTCAAACAAAGTCTTAAAATGCTTCACTTTGCTCCCATTGCCTTTCGTATAGCGATGAACATTTTCTTCACGTCAGGTTCCCTAAGTTTTTCAGGTGAACCAAGCATGAAGTGTTCGTAATCGTTTTCCATAGCAAAGGCACGCATCTTAGATGCAGACATACCTTCTGCTTTGTCAGAGTCAGGGTCACGTTCCCCTGCTGAAACTACTTGCAGTTCTACCCCAATATCCTTTTCAGGATCAGGATGCCCTGAGTATTTCTTGAACATAGCATTATACTGCGGGACCCTGTCGGAACCTGCCACAAAAAATACGTGGGTGTATCCCTCGTCTCGCATCTTGTAGACAACGTCGAAGGGATTGTTGACAGAATCTTTTTTGACCACTTTACCAAATGCTTTACTAGCAATCGCAATCTTAGTGTTATAGTCAAGAGGATCCTTATCTTTTTTCTGGGTATGTGAGAGGAATACAAAGGGATCTGCTGAGTTCTGCTTGGCAACCCTCAAGACATTGTCCACCAGTTTCTGATGTCCTATGGTAGGAGGATTCATTCTACCAAATGTAACTACAGCAGTCTTTTCCTTTTTCGCCTCACCGATAAACTGAGTATAAGTTTTCATATTACTTTTTATCGTTTTACCGTTCTTGCTTTACCTTTACCAGCAACGCCAGGTGCGTGACCCCAACCTTCTTCTCTTTTCTTCAACTGCTCTTCCCAGTACTCTTTAGTGGTCTGGACTTGAGTATCCATGGCCAACTTAACAGCATCTTCCCAGGAAATACCTTCCTTTTTGATTTTCTTGGCAATCTCTTTATCCATTGTAACCTTATGGACTTTGTCGCCAATCTTAACTTCTTTTTTGCCTTTGCTGGCAGCATGAGCGATGGCACCCATGAATGATTCTTTGTCGAGTTCAACATCCTTTTTCTTTTCAGACAGGTTCTCGACTTGCTTGAGATCAATATTCATATCTTCCTTTAGTCTATGTTTAGCAAGTTCCTGTGGGGGAATCTTATAGTTATCTTTTACGATGTTGTAATCAAACATCTTACCTTTATACTTACCTGATTGTGGGACACCAGAAATAGTATTACCATCAGGTTTCTCGAACTTAAATACTACCTTATCATCTTCCTTAGCACCATTCTGTCCTATCGCTGGCCACCAGTCATATTTCATTTGACCTTTGAGAATAAAACCTACTGTAGTTTTATCAATGTAACCACACATTGCTAGATTTGACGGAAGTGTTCTTTCATCTAAAATCTGTTCTTCTTGATGCTCTACTGGTGCCTTCGTATCTTTTTTCTTAACAGGGTTTGAATGGCCCTCAGTATCTTCTACATTTTCAGGATGTTCAGGTTTTTTACCTGTAATAAATTTATCACGATCATCCTTGCCTTCAGATCCAGCATGAAAAAACTTCTCTTCATAATCTGAAGTCTGTTTAGAAATAGGGTGCTCTTGAACACCATCTTTCTGTCCAGGCGTATGGCTAGACTTTGCTTCGTCTACTCTGTTGATTACATTTTTGATTTGGTGCTCAAGTCTCATAAGAACCTTTTGTATTCTTTCTTAAAGTTTTTAGCCCACTCAATATCATACTTTTCTAATCCTTTAGTATTTAAAATATTGAGTTCTTTTTTATCCATAGCAACACCAAATTTAACATCGGTCAAAAGTTTGCCTAATCCTGCCGATGGAGTTAATGGTTCTTGCTTTAACCAAAGTGTTTCAATGCCTTCTACCAGTGCTTTTAGTGGAAGCATTTTCCATGCTTTGTCTTTTTCTACTTTTAATATTGCTTCTTTGACTGCAGATTTCATTTGCCCTGGTCCATTTTTATAAGCATTGAAGCAAATTTTGAATCCATCATCATTTACATAATCTCCAGTATCAACTCTGCCTTCCCCAAGTTCATGTTCTATCTGATCCTCAGGAGAAAAGTGTCGTGGTTCCATAGGTTGTACTTGACCACCAAATCTATCTGCAAGATAGCACTGAACCAAAGGGTGATAAGAATCATCTACTGACATAAGATCCCCTATCGGAGTCTCATAAGGATTCCAACCATCTTCCATGTCATTCATATCAGCAAATACTTCTTCCCAATCTTTATCGGGATCTTTTCCTTCGTCTTCTAGATATTCCTCCATGTCCTCTTTGTCTTCAAAATTCTCATACCACTCATCATAAAAGAGATCCTTGAAGTTTTTCGCATATTCATCTTCTATCCCACGATTTTCTAAATCTTCTTTAATTTTCTTAGGAGAATAAACATGAACATAATAGTCTATCAACAAACGAATGGCAGACAAAGGTTCTATCTTAAGAGTTTTATCGGGTGCCTCTGCCAAAAATGTTTTTAATGTTTTCATTTTTACCAACTCTTTATTGCGTTAAAGTTCGCCATGGAGAACTCCAGACGATCTACGATTTTGACAGCATTACCTTTCATCTTATCCACTGCGACAAAACCTTCGGGTCCTGTAACTTTGAATCCCTTCTCGGTTTTGACGAAGGTATCTGTCATTTGTTTTACCTTTTCTAATTTCTTGACAACAAAATCTTTGGCAGTCTGAATAGCATTCATCAAATCAAACACTACTTTAACCTTTCCTTTCTGTTTTGTCAAGTCGGAAATAAACTTTTTTAGATCGGCAGTTTTGGCGTCGATGGTCTTTTGGGTTTTAAGTTTTGCAATCTTTTTCATCTGCTTCTCTTCAAGATATTCTAGCAGTTCAATAGCCATCTTCGATGTATTACCAATCCTCTGACCCTGACGAATCTTAGAGTTCATAAATGCTTTTATGTCTACTCTCAGTTTTTCGTCAGATGCAAATCTCTCGATCAGAGACTTGTCAACCTTTTTTGCAATCTTCTTGGCATCAACAATTTGCGAGGAAAAATCTTTGCTTTCCTTAGCATTAAAAACTGCTGTACCAGAGGCATCAGAATATTCAGCATCTTGAATCCATACATCTTTTGGTGCCTTTAGTTTATTCACCGCAGGATTGAAAGATGCTCGATATTCTGAAAGATCTCCCGATCCTGAATAGTCAGTATGGAAGACAACACCTATTTTACAACCTTTGATTTGTTTTGCGAGGGGAGTATTTTTTGGTATGGCGTAAACGATGGTATTTGGCTGGAACGTAATGTAGTCTGTCCCGTCGATCGTCTTGTCCTCAATGTCTTCTGACGTAAACATCATATCTCCTTGGTAGACATGTCCGTCAGGGATTCCTACATCAGCGAGTTTAGCCAGGGCGATTTTTAGTTTTGGATTGAGACCTGACTCAGAATACATGTCATCAACATCCTTGGCTGTCTTACAGAGTTTAGGATTCTGATTGAAGACAGACTTGGTCCCAACAAAAAACTGACCATCGGCAGGATCCTTGCCACAGAAAATGGCAGGAGCACCATCCCACTTAGTAGTAATCTTAACACTTGATTTTGAAGAACCATTCATCATTTCTTCTAGAGAGTCCAGAAACTTAAAAGCCAAAGAGACTCCTTCGACACCTCCGTTCAGAACTTCATCCTCTAAATGCTCTAGATGAAGATTCTTCCCTTCTTTACCTTCAACAATAAATCCTGTTTCAGGTGCTCGAAACGATGAAAATCCTAACACTTTACCCCTATTAAAAGATTGCTTTTTATTTAGGGTTTCACCATTTTCTGTAAAACTTCTGCTTTGAGTGCTGTAAGGTGATAGAGTTCGGACTTGACTTCGACTGACTTTACCTTCTGAAATCTCTCAAAGACATCAGACTCATGGAGTGTTCCTTTGCGTACGTAGTCGTATGCCAGTTCTGTAGAATAGGCATCAACCTCTAAAGGATCAACAAAGTCGTAAAGAGGATCATTTGATATTTGAATATCCTTTTGGTCAGCATGAGTGTACTCGTGTAAAACGCATTTCGTAAACTCATGTGACAGTTCGGATAGTACTGGGAGGGTTATAGGAACATTTCTTCTATAAACATCAGTAGAGCAAAAGAAACTGATATCTATCCTAGGGAACTTCAAATGCTCGTCTGGAACATAGGTAGACCCATCTATATAACACTCATTGGATTGAAGACGTTTTGCTATCTTAACTTTGAACGAAGTAGGAACTGAGAGAACTGTACTTAGATCTCTTGTTAGATTTGTTTCTACTTCATCCCAAGATGTGGAATGATGATTAACGAAATGATCCCAGCATGTGTGTGCCGCATCTATCGTACCAAAGATACGATGCATTCTTTTTTCTTCGAACATAAGCCATTAGAAATTCCAGTTACCGAATTCACGTTTGTTTGTCATTCTATTATCAGTACCTCTATCAAAGGCAGGAGTATCATCTTCCCTGTCCTTTTTACCTTTCTCAGAAGGTCGATTTATTTGTGACTGATCTTGGACGTCAAACAGACGCATTTTTGAACGATCGACTCCAATGACAAATCTCTTATATTGAGAAGGGTCATTGTATCGATTTTTGAGTTGCTTGACAAGCAGTAAACCTTTTTCCTCCAGTTCATCAGATGTCTGGATTCCGACGAAAAAGTCTGCCGTGGCAGGCAACCCAAAACTTTCTGAGGTATCTCCGAGGTCAATATCAGACGACATGAATCCTGTACGATTCAACTGCGTCGCTGAGACGATGGGAACCTCAATCTCTACTGCGAATCCTCGAAGTTCCTCAGCGATAGACTTCACCATCTGGTAAAGATTTGTTGCTGATCCCTTCATTCGAGAGGATGCACAGATGTTCAAGTAATCAATGTAGATAATATCAGGTCTGATATTTCTTTTGATTTTTAGTTCGTTGACAAGATGACGAAAGTGCCCGACATGCGCAGAGGCAGTGGGATATTCTTTGACAATCAACTTGCCTTTAACTGTACTTCTAAGACTCGCAATCTTTTTATCGTAGACGTCGCGAGGAATATCTCTTAACTGATGAATGGGAATGTCAAGTAAGTTTGCATCAATCCTTTCAGCGATCCTTTCTTCAGCCATCTCCATTGAGATGTAAAGGACATTTTTGCCAGAGTACATATTTGCTGCTGCACAATGGCACATGAAAAGGGATTTACCAACACCCGTACCAGCCATGACAATATTCAAAGTTTTGTCAGGCAAACCACCATCGGTTATTTTGTTGAAGTAATCGAGATCGAACTCGATTTTAGTTTCTTTTTTGTGATACCAATCATATCGGTTTTCAGAGTCCTTGACATAGTCGTGCCCAATATTCGGATCGAAGGAAACTGATAAAGCATCGGATAAGAGTTGTGGTATCGCTCCCTTATCTTCCTCTGCCTTGCCATCAAAAATCTCAATGGACTTCATAATCGAGTTGTATACTGCCTTGTCTTGGCAGAACTGTTCAGTTTGGTCACATAGCCACTGTAGATCAGTAGCAGGTTCTTCAGGAGTTAGCTCATTGACAAGTCCAACTGATCCTTTGAAAATATCCTCAGAAAGATTCTTTTTACTGAGATCAATACTTAGGGATTCCTGGGTTGGACATTGGTTGTATCTTTCAACAAATGTAGATATTTCGTTGAAAACTGTTTTCTGTATTGCATCGTGAAAATATTCTGCTCTGAGGAAGGGAATCGTCTTCCTCATGTAAGGTTCATTAGTTAACAGATTCCTTAGGATTGTTTGCTCTATCAAGTCCATCTCTCGCTAAGATTTGTATTGCTATGTGTTCAACTATCTCATGAAACTCTTCTTTATCCTCCTGTGTCCAATCTTCCCGAGTATCTGCAGGTGTATCTGTTTGCACTCCAATGATGTCATAGTCTACAAAGAGACGACCTGCCTTTGGATGCACTTCACCAGTTTCGGGGTGGGGATCATCTCCTATGACACCCACTTGATTTAATCTAATTATTGTTCCAGTATATTTAGGGTGTCTAATGTCTATACAATGATGTTCGTCTGTTTCATCAAATGGATTCAAACACCATGCCCAGGTAACTTCTGCCTGGGCCATTCCTTGTCTTCCTGCTAGTTCGTCGTCCGTGTCATATTGCATAGTTCTGCTATGTCCCTTCGTTTGTCTTCACCTCGAACAAGACCGAGCAGTTCCCAGAACTCTTCGTCCTTCCCATTCAGGGCAAGTTTTTGTAGTTGTTGAAGAGTCTCATGCTCAAAGACATGATCCCTTTCATGCTGTAGTTCACCAGGTACGTATTTACTCGGAATCAGTGGTGCTGGTGGACTCGGTCTGTGACTCGCCATCTTCTTCCTCCTCGATAATTTCTGTGGATGAATATAGGAACTCCTTTTTGGCACCTTCATCAATCTGTTCTAAGATTTCTTGCGTGAAATATTTTTCAGGATTTTCGTTAATCGTTTTCCCAAACTGCTTGGATCCATCAGGAAGTTCGACTCGTGTCGAAACAGCAGAAAAAATATTATAACGCAAGGCAAGGTCCAGAAGACCATAATGGCGATCAAGACCTGAATCGTATCTGACTGCAACTTCTACCTGCTTATTTTCTTTGGTTAATCGAGACTTGTAATTCTTCGCCTTGACGATATTGCCAATGACTTCAGTCCCATCTTTTATTTTCTTTTTTCCAAGAAAGATAATATTTGATGCGGCATACTTTAGACCAGCTCCACCACCCATATCTTTCATCGGAACATAAGAACCAATCACATCAAAGGTATGGTTTGTAATAAAGATCGGAATATTTGCTTGTCCTGCTTTAAGAGTCAGGACACGAAACGCACCTCGTATAAGTTGGGCACGAGTCATGTCCCGAGTATCTTTACCCTCCTGCATATCATTCACCTCTTTTTCAGTTGACAAATTGCCAAGACTGTCGAGGCACATAACCAAAGGAGGACGATCTTTCTCAGGAGTTTTCAAGTGGGTCTCAATGACCTTTAGTGCCTGTGAACGAAACTCCTGTATCGTAGTCACGGGCATGATATACATACGTTTAGAGTCGATGCCTCGACCTTCAACCATTTCCTTACTTAGTGCTGATTCGCTCTCAAAATATAAAACCCCACCAGTTGGATTGCTGTCAAGGAAGGAACGAACCATTCCCAGTAAGAAAAAAGTTTTTCCAGTGGCTTGTTCACCAGCAATAGCAGTGATTTTATTCGACGGGAATCCACCAAAGATGGAACCAGATACGAGAGCATTAAGTACATAACTGCCACTATCAATAAAATCGGTAACATCGCCTGCAGAAACACCTTCTGCAACTTTTCCTGCATATTCATTTTTAGTTTCCTTTACCAGGGAATCAAAATAATCCATTACAATTTCCTTATTTCTATAACTCGCCAGTTGTAAGACGAGAGATTAAAAAACGCATACATCTCATCCCAAGTTCTACATGTATGCTTATAAACCATGTTTGGGTCTTTCGGATTTTGAACAGTCACAATTATACCACGAATATTGATGCCTGTCAAGTTTTTCTTATCCGAAGAAGTCCTCGATGGTATTCCTCTTTTCAAGAGACCAGCCAATCTTTTCAACAATATCATTTAACGGCATCCTAAAAGTTTTATCAAACATCATGTCACGATCGACATATTCATTCAGTCCAAACTCAGGTGGCAACCCATCAACCATGGCAATCACATTTTCACGGATAGGATTCGGCATCTTGAGATAAACGAACTTTATCTTTTCACCTTCCTGTATCTTAGCATATTTTTGTGTGAGTTGATGCTTAGATAACTGATTATTGTATAGCAAAGAACCTCTGACATGAATCGGAGTACCCTGTTTATAAATCTCATTCCGATCACTGTACTTACCTAGACCCTTCACTGATCTTGGAAAGCAGACATCTTCAATAGGCAGTCCGTGGAACTTCTCCTTAAACTTACTAACGAACTCCTGAAGATGATCTTCGGATTTGTTCATAATAATATTGAAGGATTCTTTTAGATTATCTCTGCAAGCAGAAGGAGTTGAAGATTTGACAGCATCGATACCCATCATTTTCAGTTTAGGTTTCGAATACTGGACACCTTCATTATTCCAGACGTTGAGAATATAATGTTTCTTGGCAGTCCAAATACCTTTAGAGGAAATACCTTCCCTCTTCATAAACATTTTCTGCTCGAACGCATTCGTGTATTTAGCCAAGTCGTTATACGATTTATCAATGACATCTTGTAGTGGGCCATCACCAACCTTGTCAAGGAACTCCACCACTGCAGTCTCCATAGGATCGAATGGTAAATCCTTGAATCTATCATTAACCATGTCCTCCATATTAACATACAACGAATCTGTATCTGCTGCAATAACATAATCTTTATTTGTTTTGAATAGTTTGTTCATCCAATCATTCACTGCCTTCTCTGCAGTTTTGATGGAAAGTTGGCCAGCAAGAGTAATCGCTTCAGCAAGATTTCGATTGTACCATCTGAAGTGAATATTACCGAGGGCACCGTATGCAGAGTTTAGAGAAATCTTGCGAGCCATCTGTAGATTATTCAGACTGGAGACAAGTTTGCTTAGACGCAGTTTCTCAGCAGGATCGGAAGTATTTACCATTTCCTGCTCATGCTTAAGCATCTGTTTCTTGAACTGTTTCCTATCATCATAAAACTGTTGCATCAGTTTAGGCAAGAACCCTTGGGTATCTATATTGAACTTAGCACCATTAGGAGTCATGGTACAGTCTGTCGGGATCTCAGCAGTTTTATCAAGAAATGCTTTTACACCAGGAGTTGTATCTACACCTCTGTAAGTCTCAGGAGAGACATTGTACTGCATAATCAAATGAGGATACAGACTGTTCAAGTCAAAAGACATTACCCAGTTATACATTCCAGGATGGACGTCTTTAACAAAAGCACCTTCAACAGACTCACGATTCTCTACATCTTTCCTCGGAGGAACTACAATCTTCTGCCTCCAGAGTACATCGTAGATTTTGTTATCCCACATTTGTACCTGAGTGAAACAGGCATCTGGGATAGACTTCATTGAAATAGTCAGAGTTACGGCAGTCTCAATAAGTTTCATCTTTTCCTCTAACTGGACTACCAAGTCTACGTCTTGTATATTGTAGTCAAGGTATTTCTGATAGTCGTGCTTCCAGAGAGTGTGGAGACTGCCGTACTCTTCAAAAGAAAGTTTACCCGTACCCAGTTCGACATTGGCAATGTAGTCGAGTCGATAGGATTCTTGGTTTACGTAGGTAAACTTCTTGTACAACTCAATATAGTCAAGTGTAGCGATTCCGAGTACATCAACGTAGTTTTGCTTTTTGCCCGTAGAGCCAAAGGTCTCTCGCATTCGAGCAGTGCCCCAAGGAGAGAATCTTCGATTGACATCAGAGCCAAGCAGTTTTTCGTTGCGATTGAAAATATAAGGAAGGTCAAAGAATCGTACGTTCCATCCAGTTACGATATCAATATCAAGTTGTGACCATCTCATCATAAAATCGTCGAGCAAGGTTTTCTCGTCCTCAATCAGATGGAACTCGACATCAAGACCTTTTTTGTTTTCCCATGGTTGGGTCGCCCAGATATAATACTTACCTTGGAGCCAAAGAGTTATGGCAGTCACAGGATAGTTCGCCTCATCGGGACTTGGAAAACCTTCTTCGGACGAAACCTCAATATCAATGAAGGCAACTCGAAAGAGACTGTAATCGAAGTCAATCTCAGGAGGGAAGTTTTCAGTTATCCACTGTTGGGCATACCTCTCATATCCGTAGATAGGGAAGTTTTCGATTTCTTTATATTTTTCTTTCCAGCGATGTAGCTCGGTAGTATTTCCGACTTTGATGGGAGCGACGCACTTTCCGTCGAAGGTGCGCCATTCAGATTGTCCAGTTGAATCAACGACAAATAAGGTGGGTTCATAATTTTTGATTCGATTACGGACACGTTTGCCATTCTTGTATCCACGAACACAAATGTCATTGGCTTGTTTTGAGACTGATGTATAGAAATCCATTATTCT